AAAAAATCATGGACATGAAGGCTAAGAAATGAATCTCACAGAACACTTCACGCTGGAAGAGCTGACCGCCACCAGCCACCGGCAGTTTGACAACACCCCGAATGATGCAGAGATGGCCAACCTGGTGCTGCTTGCAGAATTTTTGGAGCAAGTAAAGGCTGCGCTTGATGGCAAGCCCGTGATGATCAACAGCGCCTTCCGGTCAAAGCAAGTCAACGACAGCGTGGGCAGCAAGGACACCAGCCAGCACCGCACCGGCTGCGCTGCTGACTTCAAGGTACCAGGCCTGACACCGGACACTGTGGTCAGGGCGATCATTGCGGCTGGCCTACCCTACGATCAACTGATCAGAGAGTTTTCAGACCCGGTAAACGGTGGTGGCTGGACGCATGTCAGCATTGCAGACAAGCCCCGCCGCCAAGCACTGATCATTGACAGGCAGGGCACCCGGCCCTTTGCATAAGCTGGGCGCTGCTGGCACCATGACCAGCAGCACCCGCGCTTAGTTACTGAGCAGCACCCAGCGCATGCAGTCGCTTGCTGTAGGCAGCGGTATGCCTGATGCGAGCGATCATCTCAACCTTGCCGATGGTAGGCTCATTGAGCTCACGCAGCTCACGCAGCTTGGTCATGCGCTCCCGCGCTGGCACCTTGGTGGCCATGGCAGTCTTCTCAGCAACCGCCTCATAGGCATCCTGCCACTCTTCTAGGGTGCCGTGCATTGAGTGCGGCTTGTCCTTGCCGGGCAGCAGCACAGCAAACAGCTCTCCTGTGGGTGCCTGCTCGATCACCTCGGGGATGTGCACCACCTCAATTTCAGCAGCCTTGGCCTGGGCGACCAGCTCATTGACTGTGTCTGCCTCTTGGTCATGCGCGAACACTGACTCAATCACCGCCGGGTTGTCTGACCGCTCAATCATGGGCGGCGGCGCAACCATGTCCAGAGGGTTCTTAGGTTGTAGCTTAATTGGTTTGTCAATCTGCGACAGATCTTCTGGGTAGTCTTGTGCCTCTTCGGCGGTGATCATCCCTCGCAAAACATCAGGGAAGGCATCACGCAGCGCAAAGCCCCGAGCTCGCATCTGCATCATGCGCTTGGGGTAGGCCGTCCATGGCCCCTGCTTGGCCCACAAGCCAGCACGCTTGGCATCCTCCACCGAGAACTTGACAGTCACCGGTTTGCGACCTTTGCGCTTTGCAATGCAAACGGCTATTGGGTTGGGCGTGCCTTCAGCCTCAAAGTACTCTTCAATGTCTTCGCAGACGGGGCTGGCCTGCACCAGCGCCATCATGGCATCACCATAGACGCTGGGCTTGTTATTGATGACCGCGATGTTCTGAAGCGCTTGCATGGGTGCCAGACCCATTTCATAGCCCCACTGAATACAGACCAGGACATCATTGGGTTTGCCCTGGTAAGCCTTGGGCACCATGTTTGAGTTGGCCAGCATCTCGCTGAACTGCATTGCCTCGCCCATGGTTGTCGGCGCAAAGCCGCGCTGGTTACTTGTTGTCAATTGCATCATGCATCTCCAGGTTTAACTCTGCGTTAATCGTGGCCAAGACCAGCTCGGCAATGGCCTCAACTGCACGCTCGGCCAGATCCCGCGGCATGTCTGGGGCAGCTTCCAGCATGGCCAGGACTGCTTTTTCATAGGCTTCGTGAATAGGTTTTGTGTTCATACTGTTAACTCCTTAATTGTTAGTGTCGATTGGCGAATGGTGTAGGCCACCTTCGCTGGGGTGTAGCGCTCGGGCGCTGCCTTGAACTGGCGCATGGGCCAGGTGATCACATAGTTGCCAGCCCTGCCCCGCTCGGCTTGGCCAAGCGTTTCTTTGATCAGCATCTCGGCTTCTTCAATAGAGGCCTCGGCTGCTCTGATGGCAGCTTTGTTTTCCAGAATCCCTTTGGCCACATCCGTAATGCTGACCGGCAGCTCAACCTCTTGTCTGTTGGCCAAGGGGTAAATCCGGTCTAGCTCTTTGCTGCTCTCTGGCGGGTACCAATCTATAGTTCCGGTTTTTTGGTAGGTTTTGAGCTTTTGTTCAAAGGCCAGCACCGACTTGACGATCTCTTTTTGGGTGTCGTAATGCGGAGCGAACAGGAAAACACGCAGCTCAATGCCTTGATACAAGACGCAAACACAACCCCACTTGTGTCCTGTCACCAGCATCTGGCCTTGCAACTGAATGGGCCCACGGGCAAGATGAGGGGTCTCCTCGGGCATGGTCTTGGTCAGCTTGGCCTCAAGCACGCCGGGCCCGTCTAGGACTATTGAGTCCTGGCCAACCACATAGATGCCGTCTTTGGTATTGGTAACGATTGTCTGACCGTTGCCAATGCCTATGCCATCCAAGCTGCAAGACAGGGGCACCGACTCATGGGTGTAGGCCAAGCCAATCTGGGTGTCGTAGTCAGTGATCCCCAGCCGCTTGACCGCCTCAATCAGGATCACGGGCTCTAGGGTATTCCCCCATCCCATGGCCTCATTAGAAATGTCGGGCCTTTCTTTCCCGTCAATTGCGTTAATCGAAAATTGCAGCTCATCGTTAGGTGTCGAATACCGACTAAAACCCAACAATCCCGGCAGGCGGCTTGCACTCATATGCTTGTCGTCTGTCAACTTTCCAGCCACTTGTCTCTCCTTTATTTATTCAGCAAGGGCATAAACCCGCACAATCCTGGCGTGGGCGGCTGGGTGAGATGCCTCACAGAGCCCGACTTTGCGGAATTGTTTGTTTCTAAAAACTGCCCCAAGGACAGACGGGTGCATACCGGCAGGCACCTGGATGTACTTGCGGATGTCGTTGATTGAGACCTCACCTTCACGCCGGGCGATCTGGATGGCCAGGCTGCGGCAGTGGTTTAGGAACTCAGGCTCGCGCTGCTCAAAGATGTTTAGCTGCTGGTTGCGGGTCTGTTGGCCAAGGGTTTGCTCAAGCATGGTGCACCCCCTGGTCAGCCAGCTCGGCCAGCGGCACCCAGCCAAATCTGCGCCAAGTCAGCGTGACATCGGTGGTGGTGGAGGTTCGGTAGTCGCAGCCCTGAAACAGCGACTTGGTGGGGTAGGTGATTTTCTGCATTTCAGAAAACCACAAAAGTAGAAAAACACAAAAGCAGAACGGCAGCACTGAACGCAAACGCTACAGTTACTTTTTCTGCAAGGGTCTCTTCAGCTTGGCTTGTACGCTGGAGGTAGTGCTTTACCGACTGCGCTTCTGGTGGTTTAGAGAGCGCAAAAGCTAAGTTTTTTAGCCCTTTTTGTACACTTTCCAAACACCACCTGTAGTGTTTTTTGATTTTATTGACACTATATACATCGTGGAACACTACCTTTTTATTATGCTGATCCTGAGACCTGCCGAAGCTAGAACCCACATTGCATATCACCGAATGTTCTTTGATTTTGTTCATTTCCATCCCTTTTGAAATAATTACAAAGTTGGTTAGGGTTTACCTGTATACGACCCAAACCTCAATACGACTCGACACGCTACCTGTAGTGATTTAGACATCTCCTTTTTTTATGTTAAACCTTTCTCAAAGCCTCTAAAACTGGCATGGCGCTAAAGGTAGTCATTTGCCCCAGCCAGGCCGCATGACCAATGGCGCAATTTCAACCACCTTTGCGGCCTCTAAAACCACTGTGCCAAGGTCAATGACCGGCTTGGCTTTCTTGCCCTTGAGTGCCTTTTGGGCCAAAAGTTCAGCCGCTGCTAAAGCCTTCGATCTTTTCAAGACCGCCGCCGGGGTCACATATTTCAGATCCAACTGGGCTTGGCCAAACAAACCCCTGGCCAGCATGACCCTCAAAACTGGGTCGCCATCAACTTCATAGGCCAGCTTTTGGAGCTGGGCGTTTAGCTCGGAAATAACAACCGCTGCCTTCTTGAGCTCCTCAAGCTTGGTCAACCTAAAGTCCAGCCGACAGTTGATTGGTCTGCCAGACCGGGCCAAGAATTCTCCCAGCTTTGAGTCATCAGTTGGAAAAAATTGAGCCCAGTTAGACATTCCTGCTGAATCTAGTTGTCCCATTTTTGGCTCCGAATCATTCATAATTAAGACACCAGTTTTGACAATACACATAATTTCCACGATGTTTTTTTTTTAAAACAATTTATCCAAAATTGGTAAGTAATATACAAGTGTTTACCCTAAATCGATAAAATGTTGTAAATCACTTGAACCGAGCCAGCAGGTTTTTGACCTGGGTCGGTGACCACTCGGTGTTGCCGCGCCGAGTCTCAATCTCGCGGCTGGCCAGCGCAGCGCCTATCTCGCGCAGGGTTGTGGCACCAGACT